TTAGATAACGATTTAATAAGACTTAATCAAAAGATTAACATAGTATTAATGCTAAGGGAAAGGAATGAAAAGCCGTAAATAACATTATTGGAGCACAGATAAGAATAATGTTCTAATTAGAAAGGTATTTAGTGATAAATAAAAATGTATTTTTATTCGTTATATTAATGCTGAGTTACTCCGCTAAAGCTAGTGAATTAAATTTTAAATTTAAAAATCCGGCTTTTAGCGGAGTTAACTATTCTAGCCACGTATTTGCAATTGAACAACTGGAAGAGCAAAGAAAACAAAAAATAAAAGATGAACAAGAAAAAATTAGAAAAGAGTTAGAAAGTAAACTTGAACAGAGTAATCTTCAGAAGTTTTTAAGAAATGTTGAAGCTAGAATATACGCTCAAATATCTAAAGATGTTGTCGATAAGATGTTCGACGGCACCGGATCGTCATCGGGAACCGTTGTAATAGGAGGAGCTAGCGTAAGTTTTAACAATGACGGCTCTAACATTACATTAAATGTAGTAGACGATAAAGGTAATACTACTGTTATAACTATACCTCTAGGGGCTTTTTAATGAAAAAGATTTGCTTAGTAGGTTTTTTATTGTTAACAGCATGTATACCTCCTAATGTAGAAGAGCCTATATCAATAAATGAATCTGTAGTTAAAAAACTAACTATAGTTAATAGTCCTTTATCTACAGAAGCTCCTTTTTATATAGCAGTATATCAATTTTCAGATAAAACAGGACAGAGACGTCCAAGCGAAGTAGTAGCTCATCTAAGTAGCGCTGTTACGCAGGGAGCCGAAACTTGGCTTATAAAAGCACTTCAAGATGCTGGTAACGGTAGCTGGTTTAAAGTTGTAGAAAGAGTAGGGTTAGAAAACCTAACTAGAGAAAGACAATTAATCAGGCAAACCAGAGAACAATACGAAGGTAAGGATGCTAAGCCACTAAGACCTTTAGTATTCGCATCTCTTATATTAGAAGGTGGAATTATAGGATATGACGTAAATACGATAAGCGGTGGAATAGGAGCGAGATATTTAGGTATAGGTCCTTCAACACAATATAGACAGGACCAAGTAACTATAGTAATGAGACTAATTAGTGTTCAAACAGGAGAAGTGCTGCTTAACGTAGCTACAAGTAAAACCATACTTAGCTCTGCTGTAGGTATAGATGTTTTTAAATTTGTAGATGCAGGAACTCGAGCCGTAGAAATAGAAACTGGTTTAGCTACAAATGAGCCTGTAAACTATGCTGTCAGAGCAGCGATTGAAGCTGGAGTAGTAGAACTAATTCAAGAAGGTGCAAGAAAGGGGCTTTGGAGAATGTCAGAATGAAAAAATTATATACTATTTTAATGATCTTATTAAGCACTCATGCTTATGGACAAAGTAACGTTCTATATATAGAACAATCAGGCGCTGGATTCTCAGGTTCTATTACTCAAGATGGAGTAACTAATAGAATTGGAACTTCTAGTAGTCCTTCGATAATTAACGGTACTACCAATACTATTAGTGTCAATCAAATTGGAAATAGTAACTCTTTAGATTTTGCAGTTTATGGAGATACAAATACGGTATCTATTACAAAAACAGGAGATTCCAATTCAGTTACTCTTGAAATAGGCAGTAACGGACAAGATAGTAGCACTAATGAATATACCCTAGACATTACTGGTAGTAGTAATACTATAGAATCTACTATAACTGGCGGTATAAATACTGTAGGTATAACAATTTTCGGAGACAGTAATAGTATTACTAATACTATATCTAGTAGTAATACAGAACTTACTCTTACCGTAACAGGTAGCACAAATATTATAACAACTAATCAATCAGGAGCTGGAGCACATAGAATAATACATGACCATACAGGAAATACTGGAACTTTTAGTTTTAGCCAGGGTGGAACCAATGCAAAAATTATCAATATTATTACTAACGGTAATAATCAGTCAGTTACTGTATCTCAAACAGACTGAAGCAAGAATAGGAGATGTAACAGAGCTTAACGGACAGGCGTCTGTTACAAGAAATAAAAAAGAACAACCTATAGGCATTCGAGACGGTATCGAATCTATGGACACTATCTCTACTAAAAATTCAAAGGTTAGAATAGATTTTATTGACAAAACCCACGTTAGTGTAACTGAGCATAGTGACTTAGAAATAGATGAGTATGTTTTTGATCCTTCTAGAGATTTAGCAAAATTATCTATGAAAGTATCTTCTGGCACTGTACAATATGCAAGCGGACTTTTAGCAAAAAAAGTAGGAGCTGTAGATGTTAGAACTCCTACTGCTTCTATAGCAGTTAGAGGTACAGAATTTTCTATGAGTGTCAATGAGTTAGGTAAAAGTTTGATTATGCTTTTACCTAACCAAGATGGAAGCACAGGAGAAATTACCGTTAGCACAGACGTTGCAAGTGTTATTCTGAATAAAAGCTATCAAGCTACTATAGTGACTAGCAGCTCTAGTCCGCCCTCAAATCCACTTATTCTTAATATGTTAGGCAGAGTAATAAATAATGATTTACTGCTGTCCATGCCGAAATCTGTAGAAACAGTTTCTAATGTCGAAAAAGAACAAGGTCCATTGGATTTTGACCTTAAATTTGTAGACGTAAATATGCTGGATAAAGATCCTCTTAAATTTGAAGAACTGAATGTAGACCTACTAAAGTCTGATTTTTTCAATACTAGATTAAACAATATAGATTCAATTTTTGATAATTTTAGTGAACGAGATGGTCAAGTGACTGGATATAATCCAACTACACAAATTAATACAGTAGTAGAAGACACTACCGTATTAACCCAAAGATTAGATATTTCTATATTTTCTGTAAAAGTTAATAAAGATTACGGATTAAAAATCGAATACAATGGAGATGGTATCTCTGCTGCGTTTGTAGCTGGAAATATGCAATCCAACAGTATTCTAAAGGTTAAGCAAAAATGAAAAAAGTAATCATTACTTTACTAACAATCGCAATAGGTATCGGTATAAAGATATACGAGCCTAATATAGTAGAGATTTTAAAACTCAAAGGATTTGATCAGTTATTAACTTTAAATGATACTAAAACTAGTGAAACAGCCGTAATAATAGAAATTGATGAGCCTACAATAGAGCAACAAGGTCAATGGCCTTGGCCAAGAGATTTAATAGCAGATGGTATTAAAAAAGCTGTAGATCATGGAGCTGAGATTGTAGTTCTATATCCGCTTTTTGCAGAAAAAGATAGATTTAATAAAGATGAAATACTTAAAGAGGTTATAACAAATAGTAAGGTCATAGGAACGCAATCTGCTTCTTTAAAAGGGAAAGGAGATCTAGTAACTAGAGGTTTTGCTATCGTAGGAAATACAGAAGAACAATGGTTTTATAGGTATCAAAACGGAATAGGTAGTATTTCTGAAATATCTAAAACATCTCAAGGTATGGGTATGATTACTACAGTCCCAGAACTAGATGGAGTAACTAGAAAAATACCTTTAGTGTTAATGGTTGGTGATAAGTTCTATCCTTCTTTACCTTTAGAAATAGCAAGAGTAATACATGGGGCTAAAAATTATAGAGCAAAAGTTACTGAGGCGGGATTATCTAGCATATATATCAATAAGAATTTTTCCGTAGAACCAGATAAGCGCGGAGAGTTATGGATAGATTGGTCTTGGACCTGGCCTATTAAAAGTTGGAAAGAGGAATCTTGGGGAGACTTGACAGGTAAAATAGCTATTTTAGCTATAAACGTAGAGGGAATTACTAATACTATTGCAACCCCTGCAGGCACTAAACTAGGTCATGAAGTTAGTTTAGCTGCGTGGGAAACTCTATGGAACGATAATAAAATAACTAGACCTTATTGGGCAGATTTAACTGAGCTTTTATTTTTCTGTCTGTTGATAGCAGTCAGTGCTCTCGTTGCTGATAAAGGAAATAAATTACTCGTAGGAGTATGGGGAGTAGTTATACTACTAGTTCCATTTAGTATAAGTTACTACGTCTTTAATCAATATCAATATTTAACTGATTGGACATTTAGTTTAATATTTGGAACACTGTTCTATGGATATGTCGTGTATTCTAGATTTGTTAAAGAGTTTAAACTAAAGCAACAAATCAAGAAACAATTCCAATCTTATCTTTCAAAAGCTCTTGTGGAAAAACTCCAGAAGAATCCAGAGCTATTAAGGCTTGGCGGAGATAGCAGAGAGCTGTCAATCATGTTCACAGACGTTCGTGGATTTACCTCTATTAGCGAACACTATGGTGAGAATGTTCAAGGATTAACCCAAATCATGAATCGCTATATGACAGCGATGACTGCAAAAATTCTTGAGAATGAAGGAACGCTTGATAAGTATATTGGCGATGCACAGATGGCATTTTGGAATGCGCCGCTTGATGACAAGCAGCACGCCAAGAATGCAGTTAAAACAGCTTTAAGTATGTTAGGAGATTTAGATGAATTCAACAGAAGTATTGCGGCTGAAGGCGTCCCTCCTTTCGGCATGGGCCTTGGTATCAATACCGGTATGGTTGTTGTTGGAAATATGGGCAGCGATCAACGTTTCGATTATACTTGCCTCGGTGATGCTGTCAACCTTGCTAGTCGTCTCGAAGGACAAAGCAAACCGTATGGAGTCAAATTAGTAGTTGGTCCGAAAACTGCAGAGTATGTTTCAGATGAATATTTTATATTAGAACTGGACACTATTGCGGTAAAAGGTAAAAAACAAGGAGTTAATATCTATACTGTTTTAGGCACTAATAAAGAGATAGATGATTTAGGTTTTTCTTATGCAAGAAAAGATCATAACGATATGTTAGATTATTATAGAAATAAAAACTTCACTAGTGCTACCGTATTGTGCGAAAGATTAACGAAAGCATTTAAAGGCGATATGAAATCATACTACGAAATGATGATGGATCGTTGTCGTGAGTATACAAAAACCCCGCCACCAGCTAACTGGGACGGGGTTTACAGAGCTACTAGTAAATAGTAGAGTTATTTTTTCTTTGCAGTTCTAGCTTTTTTAGCTAAATCAGCATCTGCTGTGTAATAAGTTTTACCTTTGGTAATAAAGCTATTAACTCTAGCATATGCCCATTGCTCTCTTGTAGCACCTGGACGGTGACCTGTTGCCCAAGCAGCAGCACCTCTACGATATACCTGCTCTAAAATACTTTTAGGTATTTTAGATTCTTTAGCTTTACCAGCTAAGCCTTTATCTTGTGGTTTATTTTTTAGCGCCATTTTTCTTACCGTAGCGTTTTTGATATGCCAAAGTATATTTACTTGGCTTAGTCTCAACGCCCTCATCTGTTTTAAAAGGTTGATAAGAGTAATTACCAGATCTAGCTTGCTCTCGTCTAGCAACTACTTCCTTAGCTCTCTCTTTTCTTGACTGACCTTTAAGGGATCCAAGATATCTTTTAATAACTCTTTTACCGTCTACAGTTTCAGCAGGAACTTTCTTCATTTTTTTCATTTCTTTCTCGGATTACTTAGTTTAGAGCCACCAGATCCGGCCCATAACACTTTTCTAGCCCAATAGTTAGGAGAGAATTTATCGTCTTTAGTTAGTTGTCCGCTCTTATCTCTAATTCCTGCACTACGAGTTAGATAATTCTTTCTAGCATCTGGGCTGTAGTTATGTCCATAGCCTTTTTGACCAAAATGAACTACTTTAACTTCATCCCCTTTTTTGGCTAATACCATACGTTTTTTATCTTCTTTAGTAGAAGAACGAGGTTTATTAAACCCAGGAAAGACGGTGCCTCTATATTCTATTTTACCGTCTCCAAGTCTTTTTACGTCTTTAGATGATGCCATTTTATCCTCCGGGGATTTATAGCTATAATAGCTTTTTATTACTAGAATTGTCTACTGTAAAAATATAAGATACTGTATTGGAACTAACTGATGGTGCAGTAGGAAAAGTATTACTGACATGAGCTAGATTATTTTTTAGTATAGTTTCTATAGAATATTTACCCATTTCTATAAATTATTCTACCTCTATGTAAGTCGTAAGGACTTACTTCTACCTTCACGCTATCCCCTACAGATATTCTGATATTGTTCTTTCTAATTTTTCCATTAACGTAAGCTAGTAAGATATTCCCATTTACTTCTACTTTAAAATTTGCATTAGGTAATGCTTCTAGCACTTTACCGTCTATTTCTATTAATTCTTTAGACATATTTATTGTATATACTTTTAAAAGTCTCCCATTGTTTTTGGCTGAGCTGTGGATATTTACTTTGATAAACTACAAGACTTTTAATAAATGCTCTTTGAGGATCAGTTAAAGGTTTTTGTAGTAATTCTTCTTGTTGTTGTTTAGATATTCTACGAGTTTTCATTAGTCTTTATAAACTAATCTGTAATTTTTCGTATTGATTAATTCTATATTTTAACTCAGGGATGAAAGGTAAAGTTTGTGATTCAAATACTTGAACATCTGCGTTTTCCACAGTAATTAAAACAACTATTTTTTGTAAGTTTGTTTTAAAAATTTCATTGTGAGCGTAAGCATATGCTGTGCACTGTATAAAATAATCTTTAATATCTTTTATCTGTTTTTTCTTTTTAGATGTTTTAAAGTCTATTACTGCCGGAATAAAATTCCACTCTCCAAACATATCAACTCGTCCAGCATATCTTAAATGTTTAGACCAAACAGGTATTTCTTGTGCCCAGACATTAGTCACACCTTTTTGTGTGGCCTGTATGAGATTAGTAATCATTTTCTGAGTAGTAATTTCTTCATTTAAAATATCAGTTGCCCAAGAGTTAGATCCATCCCAATATCTTTCTAGATATTTGTGCACTATCTCTCCACGATCCGTAGCAGCTTTAGATACACGCGCTGCCTCTTCTTCTCCTACTTTATCTTTCCAGCGTTGCAACCAGATATTATTAGCCGTTTTTCCTAAAATAGTAGTGACGCTAGGAAAACTACCATCAGGTGTTTTATATAGCCTGCCTTTTTCGGTAGTTTCTGCTGTTATCTCTTTGCATACGGAATAATCAAAATTTGTCAATTTGGTTACCAAACACGTCCCATCCAGGTCTTTGCGTTCTTGCAAACATTTCCAGATATGGACCATCAAATAGTCTTTCTATTCTGTCATAGGCTTCGTCGGGTTTTCTACTATGCTCACGTTGTTGAGATATGATTACTTGTCTAACACCTTTATCCTTACGCTCTAAAGTTTTACCTCGTCTACCGAGTAGACATAGTTCTGCGTTAGCTCTAGTGTAATATCCTAGATTCATGCGTATATCTTTATCTACATCTAAGGCTTTAAGATTGGCTGTTTTATTAGTTTTTACCCAAGTAAATGCACAGGTTTTATATTCAAATCCCCACGCTTTCATTACTTCGAAACTTTTGTCCAAGATAGGAAAAGTTACCCACATAAATAAGATTGAGTTAGGAGCCGCAATCTTCTTAATCGGTAAATTTTTAATATCTTCCAAAGTCATAACCTTATAATCTGGACTTCTATCTCCACCAGCTTCTGAGTAGGTTTCAAATGTCCAAGGTGGATCGGCGTAAATAACCGAATACCGTTTATCTGTATTAAATATGTCTATATTCACTATTACCTCAAAGACATTAACCATAGGACTATAAATCCCATGGCTAATATTATTATACTAATCATCTTCATCTACCATCTCACTACCAGATAGCATCATATGTTTCACTGATTCAATGCCACCTATAGCCAAGATAATATCAAATTCTCCTGCTATTATGGAAAATATTTTATTATCAGATCCCATACCCACAGCAACTATACCGGATAATTTACCTTGGTCTATAAGGTTATGTATCTCGCCTACAATTTTTAGCATCATTTCTTTGGGAGATGTGGTTCCGTCTTTTTTACTTTTTAGGTCTTGAAAATTAATAATATTATCCATTATAACAACACTCGCTTGCTAAAGTATCTACTTCTTCATTTTCTGCTATGCCAGAATGGGCAGGAACCCATTTCCATTCTATAGATATATGAGAAGATAGAAAATCTAATTCCTTCCAGAGATCTTGATTTTTTACAGGCTTACGGTTAGCAGTTTTCCAACCATTCTTTTTCCAAGAGTGAATCCACTCTGTTATACCCTTTTTAAGGTATTGGCTATCAGTATTAACCTCTATAGTATCTATTTCGAGTGTTACGTTTTTAATACCTTCTATAGCTGCTCGTAGTTCCATCCTATTATTTGTAGTATTAGACTCGCGACCTATTACTATCTTAGGATCTTTATCCAAGTAGTAAATTTTAGCCGCAAACCCTCCAGGACCGGGATTACCTTTACAGGCTCCGTCACAAAATATTATAGCTCTATTAGTCATCAAAGATACTCCAAACAGCGTGAGATACTGCAGCAAAAAGCCCAATTAAGAATACTAAAAAAGCAATAGAGAAAACTAATCCTAAAACTAGTTCCATGCTACTTTAATCTCGGCTTTCCATGCAGGTAGATAATCAACCCAGGAAGGGTGATATACAGTAACAGGAAATAATTTTCTCAGCTCTATCAACTGTTCGTGAGTAGGATGCCAAGGTTTTGTATTTGGTTTCCACTTACCTACAGGCAGATGATCTGATTTAAGATAGTTACAAGTTGGACACGCTGCAACTACATTTAGCCAATCGTCTTTGCCGCCTTTTGACAGAGGCATAACGTGGTCTCTAGTAACAGTTTCCATTGAAAGTTTAGTATTGCAGTAAGCACAATGACCCCGGTCTCTATAAAGCAAAGAGCTTTTAGTTAGCACAGGTTTTTGCGTCCTTTTAACATATTCTTTGCGAATAATTATAGAAGGCCAATTTAACTTGATGTTTGGATTTGGAGTCTTAATAGGAGTGCCATAATCAGATACTACCGAACAGGTATCGGCAAAAAGTCTTATAACCGCCTGTTTAGCACTAATTACGTGAAGTGGTAGTACACTTATAGGAGTGTAGTCCGCATTAAGAACTAATGTTTTGAATTCTGTCATTTTTTCTATCTTATACTATTTTAGAGTATGGGTCAAATAAAAACAGAGGGAGATTACTCTCCCTCTGTCGTTAACCGAGCCAGTCCAGCTCTTCTTCTGTGTATGGCCACATTTTACTTAATTGGAAGCTTGGTTACTTTCTCTGGATTACGAGAGAAGGTAATCTTTAGCATACCATCCTTAAGCGTGACTTCATCAACTAGAAATACTGGTGAAATTGGGAATACTGTCTTAAAGGCCTTTTTAGTTAGCCCCTGATGGACCCAACGTAGGGAATTTTCTGGATAAGCTGAAGAAGGCTGAGCTTCTACAGTTAGCCTGCCGTCTACGTATTCAACTGATAGGTCATCTTTGTTATATCCAGCAACTGCCATCTCTAAGATGTAGTTACCAGTCTTATCTTCCTTATATAGATTATAAGGTAAGAAGGTTTTGGCCGAAGCTAGGTAGTCAAGCTGACCAAAAAGTGCGTCTTCAATTTGACGAATAATATCAAGTGTAGTCATGTTTTTTTATCTCCTTAAAAGCAAGATTTTATACGTCCCAAATGGCAACGTATAGATATATGTTAAGCTATCTTATGGGTAACTAGCAAATAAAAATTATTCGCAAAGTTCTACAAGAGACAAGATAGCTTCGTTTTTCTCTTCTAGCTCATCTTTGTTACGCTTAAATACCGCAACAGCAGTTGCACGAGTAAGACCTGATGCAAGTCCATACTCTGTCTTGAGATACGACTGTATCTCTTTGATTACATCTCTAGATGATTCAATGAGCACTAGCTGATCTACTATCTTATTGATTTTAACCTTAAAGTCTTGTGGATCAAGGGCCTTAGGTTCTGGCTTCTTTTTCTTTTCTGTATTCTCAGTCATTTTTTATAATTTTAAATCCTTTTCTTGTTTCTTTAGGCGGACGTCTGATTACTCGCTCCGCTTCTAGCTTGGTTAGGATAGTATTAAATACTATCTTAGCATTTTGTAAAGGCTCAACATCTCTAACGTCGTGTAAGGCCTTTATGACCATATGTTGAGCTGTAGTGATATTTGCACTACCAATTTTACTTAGCCCATCTTCTCTTGGAGAAACTAGTTCCCAAGTAAAACACTCATAGATAGCTTGCCCGTCGTTTTCAATTACATCAACAGGTTCTGATATCAGAAGCTCTTTGACAAGAGGTAGTAGCTTATCTATTATTGTTGAATGGCTGGAGACCACCAGGTTGTTCTTCCATCATCCAGATTGATTTTTTCTACTGGATTTCCGTATGGGTCTTGTTTTTGGCTATAGACCATAACTCCTAGTCTAGCTTTCATCATCTCATCTGGCTTACTAGGAAATTGGATGTATGTGCCATGATTAGCGTATAGATCGCTATAGTTTCGTATGGTAGCGCCGCCCATCTCATAACTATTTCTGAGCACTTGTTTGACACTGTGATACAATCTTGAAAGTTCATCTTCGTTACAGTCCTTTACTTTTTTAGATGGATTAAGTTTTGCTAAAAATAGGCTTTCGCTTTTATAGATATTACCTACTCCGGCAATGGCTTTTTGTTCCATTAGGAAGCTAACTAATGTCTTAGCTTGATTTCTTTTACATATTTCTAGCCATATAGATAAACTAGGAGGATTATTTAACATATCTGGTCCTAGTTCTTGTAACTTCTTATTCAGTTCTTTTTCTGAAAAGATTATTTTGAGAGTACCAAAATTACGCATATCGCAATAGAATACGCTAGTACCATCACTGAAATTGAATCTAACTCGAGCATATTTATTCGGCTCCGTTTTATAGCTACCAGTCATGCCTAAAGTAGAAAATATCCAGCTAGATTCTAGTGTCCACCAGATAAATTTACCATGACATTGAACTGATTTGACCTGCTCAGATTTAAACTTATCTAAACCTACAATAGGAGATTTAGTGTATCTACCTGATACAGGGCTAATTATTTCTAAAGTTTTTCCTTGAACTACAGAATTAAGTTGTGTAGTTACATGAAGTACCTCAGGACCTTCTGGCACTTTTTTTACCTTTCTTTTTATTTAAAAGATCTACTTTATGTTTAGCATAATCTAATTCGCTTAGAGTCTGACAGATTGCATTAACTGTCTTTAAAAACTCTATGTAGTTAATACCAGAATCCTGATGAAAAGCTATAGTCATAAAATGAGTTTGAGTATAGTAATCTTTTCTTTTATAGAAATGAACAAATCCATTGTCATCTCTAATCCAAGTATATCTACTATCTACGTGTTTTACATCAGAAGCAATCTTATCGAAGTTATAAGGCTCAGTCATTTTTTTCTACTGAGTAATTTATAGCTGAAAATTAACCATTTTACCAGTTCAATTTACTGGATTCTGGAGCGCAAGATATTCACTAAGAGACAATTCAAAATTAAGAGGCTGCGGTCTAGTTGGTACTACATCTACACCCCAGAAATCTTCTTGATACTCTTTGTTGTAATAATAGCTACTTTCAATAGAATTAAGTGTATCGCAAGCGCGTTTAACTGCTCTATTATAATTTGCTACATCAATAGGATTAACAGCCCTTGAACGAGCGCTATCAAACCATTTCATAGCCTCATTAGGATTCCAACGGCACATATTAGCTGCATCATTAACTAGACGAGCAAATGGCATATCAAGTCCGATAATTCTCATTATTTAGTTTCCTTCATTTTCTTTAAGAGTTTTTGTTCTTTTTTCTTTAGATAGTCCATATATACCCTTTTAATAAATAGGGCTCCAACAAACTCTCCAGACTGTTGTTTAATAAGTTCATACTCATCTAATACTTGAGTTTGACCGTGAACATCGGCCATAGTTTTAAAAAATTGTTTACCTTCTGTATAATAGCTCATTCTATTATTATAGAGTGTTTTTTAGTCTTTAGCAATAAAAAAATAAGAGATAATGGTCAAATAAAGAAATTATTTGACATTTTAAACTATTATGTTATAGTAATTTAATGTATGCAACCCCTCAGGAACTAAAAGCCCAGGTTAGGGATCTTAGGTCAGAAATCATAGCCGTATCTAAAGAGTTAGGCGGAGAGATTCAATACTTAAATCATCGTATTAATGAACTCCATTCTATAATAGAAGCCCAGGCGGAGGCAATTAGGAAATTGAATAATGTATAATAAGTTGTACGGATTCTATCACAACGATACTCTTTTAGAGTATTTGAATGCTAGATTCAGCGAGTTATCTGCTGTTACAAAAAATCTTGAGTATATTACCTTAGATGAAACATCTGATAAAGCTCAACTATGGGGTGTTAACGTATTTCCTACGATAATACTTAGTAAGCATGATCTTATGGGACCAATTTTACAAGGCGCATACCCAGGACATACATTATTACAGTGGTTGCAAAAGTATAACGTAGAAGTGAGTAAAGATAATTAATGAAACTATTTGTTAAACATAACGACGTAACCAAAGCGTATAAGATTTTAACTAAAAAATTAAACGATGAAGGTATTTTTAAGACTTTAAAATCTAAGGAACATTATCTTAGTAAGAGTCAGAAAATACGTGCTAAAAAGAAAATAGCCCTATCTAGGTTCAGAAAAGAACAGAAAAAGAAAAGAATGATAGAGGCTAGGCAAGAAGAGAAGTTTTTACTTTACTCTAAAAAATCAGGTAACTTTCAGCAGCCTAGAAGATACTCTTAAAAATACAAGTTGTCTCATACTTATATATTTCATATAATACATATATGAAAGCATATAAAGGAAAGTTTACAAAAAAAGACGGATCTGAGCGAAAAATGGTTTTTGCAAAGATCCTAGACATTACTAAAGTTAATGACGAGTTTATCGCAGCAAAGATCGTAGGAGATGGTAGATCCAGAAACTATGGACCCGGACAAGAACTTGTTTGGGATTTAGAGGCTGATGATTTTAGAATATTTAACTGGGAAAAAGCAGTAGAAATAGAAGAAATAACTATTTCTAAAAGTATTTTTGAAGGAGTTAAATGACTGACGTCGATATTGTTTTAGCACAAGCAAGAAGATTATATCATCATTATACTAATTTAGAATCTCCTAATAGACAATTCTCTAGAGTAGCTGATGATTTTGGTTCGATAGTAGAAAATTTAGAATACATTCAATCAAAATTACATAGTGTTTCAACTAAAACATAACTACTTTAAAGGTCAAGTCGTAGAATTTAGTTATAATTACTGGTCCATCTATAATGAGGCTGGTAAGCTAATTCTGACTACTAAAGATAAAAAATATGCTGAGGCTAAATTGCAACAACTAAATAAGGCTTTAGCAGACAAGATCTCGTTGATAGCAGCGAAATAAGCATACTGGACACGGGGGCAGTGCCCGTCATCTCCACCATAAATATGTCGATCAGTAAACATTGACATATTTATAATGGGGATGAATTAGGATCGACAGGTGTGTAAAGGTTGAAGTAGAGATAGGTGCGCGAGCGACCTCTAATCGCAAGAAATCAATAAATGCTAACGATAATAGCATCGAAGAGATCCGCCTAGCGGCATAACTTCTGCGGTATGGGCTCCACCGTATTACCCAACGGGCCTATTCCTTTTAGAAAGATTTTTAATGTTTATTTACTGGAGAGTATGCGAATTACAAAAATCTATTAGCTACGTTAATAGATGGAAAAACTATAACAAAACAGACATCTTAAAAAGATGTTGGTTATCAGTTCAGAGTAGCGTATCTCCAGACGATCAAATCTATCTAATAGAAGATAATGTAACCCATGAGACTTTAACTTGGTTAAGAGAGACGTGCAAAGCAAAGCTAAGTATCATACACGTACCAGAACATGCATGGGAATATCATCAACACACAGTAACCTTGATAGATACGCTAGAATCCTCTGTTAAACAGTATGAGCAAGATGTTCATCTTATTTTAGAAGATGATTATCTGTTTACTCCAAACGGATTAAATACTTTTAAGTTGTCCGCTGAAAATTGGAATCAAGGATTTATAGCTCCTTACGACTATATTGATAGATATAAAGAAATAAAACCCACTCAAGTTCTTTTAGGCCCAGATAGACATTGGCGTACAGTAGATAGTATTACTATGACTGTAGCAGCCAAAGGTTTTATCTGGGTTAAGTATTTAAAAGACTTAAAAGATGCAGCTCCTACCAGCAATGATAAAGTCTTCGATAAGATTTTATCTGAAGTGCCATGTATCTCTCCAATGCCTTCTTTATGCAGTCATCTTACCGAACATCATAATAGTCCTTACATGGATATAGAAAATATCTGGAAATATTACGAGAACAATCTATGAAGATATATATAACAGGAATAGCAGGATTTTTAGGCAGTCACTTAGCTAAGAGATTTTTAATGAAAGGCCACAAGGTATCTGGATGTGATACCCTTATAGGTGGTTATTTAGATAATTGTCCGCAACCAGCAGATTTTAAACAGATAGATATTTTAAACTATGAAGCTCTTGTAGAGCATATGAAAGATTCAGACATAGTTATTCACACTGCTGCTCTTGCTTATGAGGGTCTATCTGTATTTAGTCCTAAACTTGTTACAGAGAACATCTACGCAGGAACTATGAGTGTTGCTACAGCAGCTATAGCTTCTAAAGCTAAACTATTATTGAACTGTAGTTCAATGGCTAGGTATGGTTTAATAGAAACTCCGTTTACAGAAAAGTCTGTATGCAATCCTATTGATCCATATGGGTTAGCTAAGTATCAAGCCGAACAAGCTATCAATTTACTTAGTGATATTCATGGCATTAAAGTAGTTCATGTGGTTCCTCATAATATAATAGGAACTCATCAAAAATATGATGATCCGTATAGAAATGTAGTGTCTATCTTTATTAATTCGTTGCTGCAAAGCAATAAGCTCATTATATATGGAGACGGATTACAGAAAAGAAGTTTCAGTCCTGTTGTAGATTGTATAAATGCGATTATTAGAATAATCGAAAAAGAAGATATTCCAAATAAAGAAATCTTTAATATAGGACCCGAGGGCAACGAGATTACTATTAAAGACTTAGCCTATAAAGTAGCACATCTATGCGGTATTTATCCAAGTATTCAATACCTTGCTGATAGACCGCAAGAAGTAAAAAACGCATGGTGTAGTAGTGAAAAAGCTAGAATAGAGCTAAACTATGCGCCCAACACAAGTATGAACGATACCATTCAAGAAATGGTATCATGGATTCGCGGAAAGGGCGCTAAACCTTTCGATTACAAACTACCTTTAGAGATTATAAACGAGAAAACACCTAGGACATGGGTAGAAAAACTATATTAATATTCAACTCCCAAGCAACGGGAGATTGTCTAATAGGCACTCATGCCGCTAGGTTTATAAAACAGGCGTATCCAGATTCTCATATAATTTTTTGTGTAAGACAGAATTTGACACTTACTACAGCTGAAAATAATAAAAACGGTATCTTTGAAGTTTTAGAAATATTGGAACTTCAAGAACATATAGATGACGTTGGTTTTATTGATTTTCAAGGTAATGTTAATACTAAAAATAATTCTCTTACCAGTTCTCCAGATATTATATATCAACAACACGGATGGTTTTCTGATTTAGGCGTTGTAAAAAGCGCACTTATTGAGGTAGCAGAAGAAATTGGTTGGAATAACATTCACACAGAAACTAAGTTCTCCGTTGGAGAAGAAGCACACAAATACAGTCAATTTACTGTAGCTACTGCTGGTCCTCTAGATTGGAATAGAAAACTAAATAAAAATCTAGACTACGGCAAAATATTTAATTACTTAAGGTCTCTAATACCTGACGTGCGTATAATACCGCTTGGTAGAGATGTTAGTGATTCTAGCTATTTAACCTCTCTTAGAGAGTTGAATAAATGTCATATGTATTTAGGACCTATGGGTTCTATGACAGCTATGGCAGCAGGTCTAGGAATAGATACTATAAATATATGTAGTGTTTTTCCGCCTACATTTGATTCTCCAGAGTTTTATCATAGCGGAAATCATCACAGCGTAACTGCAAAAGAAGATAAACATTGCGGAACTTATGCATGTATTAAACCTGCCTTTTATAAAAAAGAATATAGTAAGACCAAGATAGGTAATCCAGAAACTGAATATCCTTTTTGGACTAGCACTTGTGGATACCGAGAAGATAAAAAATCTTGTGTAATAAATATAACAGAAGACGATATTATAGAAAAGATTGATAAATGGTTCAAACAGTTACATTCGAAGATCAAATAGTTCCAGAGTATATTACAAAAGGTAATCATACCAGATTCATAGAGCCTTTAGCTTTAGAAGTATGTAAAGGTCACGGGTTAGATATAGGTTGTAATAGAGTAGAGTGGGCCTTAAAAGGCGCAGTGCCTATAGATCCAGTCATAGATCCTAATAGCCATGCGCTCTCATTACCTTTAAGATATGGCGGATGGAATTATATTTACAGTTCACATTGTCTAGAGCATATTCCTGATTACATGGAAGTCTTACGTTTTTGGACTGCATGCCTAGCTCCGAAAGGAACTCTATTTTTATATTTACCACATCCAGATTGTAAATATTGGAGACCTTGGAAAATGCCTACTCGTAAACATTTACATCAGTTCTACCCAGAACAAATTCATGACGTTTTAAGCAGTCTTGGATATAAAAACATATTTGTAAGTGGTAGAGATTTGGCTTTTAGTTTTGCAGCATTTGGAGAAAAAAGTGAATAAGGTATCTATTATAACTCCATATCTTTTTGAAGAAGAAATCAGCCACCTTAAACAAGCATCTGTTTTCTTAGATGCCGAGTTTATTTTCGAAGAAGATACTGCCAGAATAGGCTGCGATCTCATGTATCAAAAATTATGGAAAAAGGCAAACCCTAATGATGTAATTATTTTACACTCTGATATGGATTTTTACAATGGTATTGAAAACTGGTTTAATGACTTATTAAAGTATGTTAATAAATACCCAGAAGCAGGAATGTTTGGTTGTAAACTACTATACCCTTTAAAAAATAAGAATAACCAACCACTTATTCAATGTGCTGGTGGAAAATTTTTAGAGGACGGCACTCCAGATCATTTTGGTTCTGGTATAGATGTATTTTCTCAAAAAACATTTAAAGACGTTGAACCTGATTTAGGTCAATATGATTACGTTAGGGAAGTAGCTTGGACTACTTTTGGTGGGATATACATTCGCAGACAGCTATTAGATCAAGTCGGAGATTTTGATCCTAGCTTTGAGTGGACATATAAAAGAGACGTTGATTATTGTTTGATGGCTAGAGATAAAGGTTGGAAGATATACCAGGTGCCTGTCCCTCTATACCATTTTGAAAGTAAAGATGTAAAGAGAATTAGAACTCAATCAAATGCAGATGCTGAGACTAGAAATATGCAAAGGCTATTAAACAAATGGAAAGGTTCAGAGTTGTATAAAACTCTCGACATTAAAATTAATGACTAAGTATATTAAAAAAGAAGAATTTGAAAAAACACTAGAAACTACTATTGGCAAGTCTAATAAACAAGAGTCAATAATACTAGAAGCATATACTGGTTGGTTATGCGGATGGGTGCTGGCTATTTTTTCTATAGCATTCCTCTTAGCATTCGTATTATTATGCATATTACCTTTAGTTTTAGTCTTTGGACCAATTATATTACTAGAGTTATGGATTACAGGAGCACTTACCCGTGAACGAAGAAAAAACAAATAAATTAATAGAATTAGCTACTAAGTCATACGAAAACTCCCAGAGAAATCTTTCAAAAATTGCTAATGACTGGAGAGTAATGGATCAATACTCAGTGTCTTCAAAGAAATTTAAAAATCTTTTAAGCAATCTGTGTAGCCTAGAAAATTGTTGTTATCTTGAATTAGGATGTTTTAGAGGCGGTACTTTAACCGCTGCACTAATGCAAAATAAACTTTTAGCAGCTTATGCAGTAGATAACTTTACCTATAACCCGTTAGGCCAACATAAAGATCCAGAAACAGGAAAGATATCTTCTTATAACCCTGACGGATGGCCTAATGTTAAATTGAACCTAATTGAAAATCTGGAAAAACTAAGTCTAGATAAATCAGTAAAAGTATTTATGGGAGATTGGGATAAAATATCTCCTACATTTATTAAACATAAGCTTAACATTATACATTTAGATATACCACATAAAACTAACGATATTTTAAATTTTTATGATAATAAGTTTGATGATGTATTTATATTAGTCGTAACTAACTATAACGAAAGAGAAATAAGAGAAGACGTAGATAAGTATATCTCTGATAAAAAATATGAGGTAAAGCACAAAATAACTACATACAGTGCTTCTAATGCAGACACCGAAGGATGGTGGAATGGCGTAAGCGTTATGGTAATTCAAAAACAAAATGAGGTTTTAAATGAGAAAAAAGTCAGTAATCAGCCTAATCAGTTATGATGCGGAATATCTTCCAGATAGTATTCTCAGCTACTATGACTATGTAGATGAAATTGTCCTTGGATTAGACGAGGATAGGATTACCTGGAGCGGTAATAAATTCTCTTTTGACGAAGCAAAACTATATTCAGCGTTAAAAGCAATAGACGTAGATAATAAAATTTCTATAATAGAGCATAACTTTCATCACAGTAAAGTAGCATTAGAAAACGATAACTTTGAAAGAAATTATTTAAAATCTCAATGCACTAATGATTGGATTTTTAGTGTTGATGCAGATGAGACTCTGTTGAATTCTAAAGACTTTTTCTTGAAATTCTTACCGCTGGTTGAGAGATATAACAATAGTGTTGATCTGTTGTTTACATGGTTTTTACCTTATAAAGAATTTGACGATTCATATTTAGTTATTGCTAACGAAGACAATACTTGGTTTAGAGGTGATACACAAGGGTTTGTAACACATAAAAATAACGAATATACCTATTGTAGATGGACTAATAACAGAAAACACCTGCGCACTCCTCTAGCAGTTTTACACTGGAGTTTCTGTAGAAAAGAAACTAAGCTAGATCAGAAATTAAATAATTTTGGACATAGCGATAAAACTGCAAAAGATCCTTTCTTTCATAATTGGAAATTGGTAAATCTAGATAACTATACACAGTTAAGAAATTTTAAAACTAGTGGATATGGTGCTAACCAATGGGAGAAGCTAGTCAGGGTTCCTAAAAAAGAATTTCTAAATATTGCAAATCAAGAAGCTAGAAGAGTGTACACATGAAAGTAGAAATTGTAGGTAAATTTTTTGATAATCATAGCTTATCTATTATTAATAGATATATTGCTATTGAACTAGATAAGCTTAGTGAAACTAACGAAGTTGAAGTATGTATTACTCCAATAGATAAGTTAGATCCTTCTTTTAAAGTAGACAAAAAATTCTTAAAAAAGCTAACTGAATTATCTAAAGATAGAAACCCAGATAAAAAGGTAGATATTCAAATTAGACATACTTATCCTCCTATGTGGGTGTGGCCTAATAATCCAGAGACTAAGGTTATTTATATTCAACCATGGGAGTTCTCTAGAGTTCCTTTTGAATGGCAGTATAAGTTTGAAACCTTTGCAGACCATGTGATAGTTCCTAGCACTTGGGTTAGAGGTAGAAACTTAGAAGGTGGAATAAATCCTAGCAAGATAACTGTAATTCCTAATGGGTATAACCCAGAAGTCTTTAATAAAGAAGGCGCTTTAACTTCTTTATTCGATAATAAAAAGTTTACTTTCACGTTTGTTGGGTGTGGACAGTTTAGAAAAGGTATTGATGTTTTAATAGACACCTTTAAAGAAGTATTTGTAAAAGCTGATGCTGTAAGATTGTTTATTAAAGACTCTCCGCAGATATACGGAAATAATAATCTTCTACATGAACTCACAAGAATACAATA